ATGGGTGAAATAAAAAACCGCAATTGGGAATTAAAATCGTATATCGATTGGGAAAGGTTTATAAGCGGACAATAACATAGCAACTCACAGATTTCATTTGTTATAAATAATATTATGTATACCGTATATTGGATAAAATTTTCTGAACACCAAGACCCCTTTAAAGAAGGTTATGTTGGTATTACTTCACAACAAGTGGAGGAAAGATTTAAAGAACACAAACATAATAATAAAAATAAACACTTAAAAAACCGGTGTAGAAAAGAAGATGTAGAAATAGTAAAACTTGTTGAAAATTTGGATGAATATGATGCTAAAAGAATAGAAACCGTATTTCGTCCAGCCGAAAACATTGGTTGGAATATTAATAAAGGCGGTGATATTCCTCCGTCCAGAAAAGGTAAAGTTAGTCCAAAATCACTATTAAAAGGTGATGATAGAACGGAAAAACAAAAACAAGGATCCAAAAAAAGGTCCGAAAAAATAAAAGGTAATAATTTTTCAGGTCAAAGAAAAAATAGGGTTGATTATAGTAAACCATGTGAAAATTGTGGAACAATATTTAATCCTGGTTATGAACGTAAGAGAAAATATTGTTGTATAAAGTGTGCTGTAGAAACAAGAAACAAAAGCCAAGAATATCGAAATAAGTTGGCAGAAAAAACAAAACAAAATTGGCAAAATTTTGATTATAAAAAAAGAGTAAGTGAATTGATAAAGAAAAGTTTAAATGAGTGATTTGATTATATCAAAATTGGATGAAGTTTATGCCAAAGTACAATGTGAAAAATCTGTTGCTAAAGAACTACATGAATATTTTTCGTTCCTGGTTCCAGGATATCAATTTGTTCCCGCTTACAGAAATAAAATTTGGAATGGTAAAATATATCTTTATCATTTAAATACTTCTCAAATATACCTTGGTCTCTTAAATTATGTGCAACAGTTTTGTGAAGAAAGAGATTATACTTATGAATACGAAAACAATTTAGATACGGAAGACGAATACTCAGTATACCATGCGAAGAAATTTGTCCAACAAATTAATCCACATTCAAATGGAAAACCAATTCAAGTAAGAGAACACCAAATAAACGCATACATTCATGCCATGCAAAAACGCCGAGCGTTACTAGTATCACCAACGGCATCAGGCAAATCTCTTATCATCTATCTTATTTTCCGCCAGTTATACCAATATCAAAATCTAAAAGGCCTTGTTATTGTTCCCACCACTTCTTTGGTGGAACAGTTATATTCTGATTTTGCTGATTACAATAATAGTAGTATGGAAGACTACATACATCGTATATACCAAGGCAAAGAAAAAAATACACACAAACCATTGACAATATCTACTTGGCAATCAATATACAAAATGCCAAAAGAATACTTTGAACAGTTTGATTATGTAATTGGTGATGAAGCTCATAACTTTAAAGCACAATCACTTACTTCAATATTAACCAATTGTGTAAATGCCAAATATCGTATAGGTCTTACTGGTACTCTTGATGGAACAAAAACACACAAATTAGTATTAGAAGGACTTTTTGGTTCTGTAAACAAAGTTATTACCACTAAAGAATTGATTGATAAAAAACAAGTATCAAATTTTCAAATTAAATGTTTGGTACTTAAACATTCAGATGAAAAGTGTTTACAGTTAAAAGACAAAACTTACCAAGAAGAAATACAGTATCTCATTTCTTGTGATGCTAGAAATAAATTCATTAAGAATCTTGCGGTTAGCCTTAATAAAAACACTTTAGTTCTTTATCAAATGGTTGACAAACATGGTAAAATCCTGTATGATAACATAAGAAACACAGAAAAGATAGGCAGCAGAAAGGTATTCTTTGTTCATGGTGGAACCGATACTGCTGATAGAGAAGAAATAAGACGAATAATGGAAATAGAAAATAATGCAATCATTGTGGCTTCTTTTGGTACTTTTAGTACTGGTATTAATATTAGAAACTTGCATAATATTATATTTGCTATGCCTACAAAGTCGAGCATCAGAACGTTACAGTCGATTGGTCGAGGATTACGTCAATCTGAAGGTAAAACACAAGCAACTTTATACGACATCTCAGATGACTTAAGATATAAAAAACATATGAATTATACATTAAAACACTTTGTTGAAAGAACTAAAATATATACGGAAGAACAATTTCCTTTTAAAATGTACAAAATAGGATTAAAAAATGATTAAAGTTGTAAAATTAATTACTGGTGAAGATTTAATATCTAGTGTAGATGATGATAATATAAGTAATTTAATACCTAATCCTTATTATGTTTTAGAAGATCCTATGATTTTTCATGTAGATTACCGTAATAATAGTTCTTTGGTAATGCAACACTATTTGCCTGTACAATTAATTAAAGAAAATAAAATTATAATTAAAGAAAAAGATGTATTGGCAATAATAGAGGCTGATGAAGAATTTATTGAGTATTATCTTCATACTATTGAAAAAATTAAAAGACTTTTAAAAGTCAAAGAAGATGTATCTAATATGACAGATGAAGAAATTAGTCATCTAATTAACGAATTTGAAATAGAAATCAATGAATCAGGAACATTACATTAATATTAATCTCAAAACAGGACATACTCGACTATACTCTCTTGTCAAGCGGATGTCAATAACTTTAGGTGGTAAACATGGCGACTAAACAAAAACATTACATTAATAATGCTGATTTTCTTAAAGCTCTAATGGATTATAAAGAGAAATCTCAACTAGCAAAGAAAGAAGATAGACCTCCTCCTGCAATTCCAAACTACATTGGAGAGTGTTTTATGAAGATTGCTGAAGGACTATCACACAAACCTAACTTTATCAACTACACCTATCGTGAAGAAATGATGTCAGATGGTATTGAAAATTGTTTAATGTATTTTGATAATTTTGATCCAACCAAATCAAACAATCCATTTGCATACTTCACTCAAATTATTTACTTTGCTTTTTTAAGAAGAATTTCTAAAGAAAAGAAACAACTGTATGTAAAATACAAAGCTACCAAACAAATGGGTATACTTGATGAAATGGAAATGATGGAGTTTGAAGATGGTACTTCTAAACAATTTGAATTGTATGATAACATTTCAGAGTTTATTGAAAATTATGAAGAAGCAAGAGAATCTAAAAAAATGGTAAAAAAGCCTAAAGGTATTGAAAAATTTATAGATGAGTGATATAATGGTGAAATTATGAAAATTGCAATTATAACAGACCAACATTTTGGAAGCAGGAATGATTCAATTCATTTCTTAGACTTTTATGAAAAGTTTTATACTGAAACATTTTTTCCTAAATTATTAGAACAAAAAATTGATACTGTTCTTATTCTTGGGGATACATTTGACCGTAGAAAATACATAAATTTTTATTCATACAAACGTGCCAGAGAAATGTTCTTTGACATATTATATTATTATAAAATGAATGTATTCATGTTGGCAGGTAATCATGATACGTATTTTAAAAATACCAATGATGTAAATTCAGTTGACCTATTATTAGGCGAATATGATAACATTGTAGTGATTGATAAACCAGATGTCATTATTGTTGAAAATACAAAAATTTGTATGTTACCTTGGATTTGTTCCGAAAATTATGACGATTCAATGGCAAAAATAAAAGAAACTGATGCTAAGCTTTGTATGGGACATTTAGAGATTGATGGATTTACTATGCATCAGGGAATGGTATCTGAAGGAGGATTAAATCGTGATATATTTGGCAAGTTTGATATGGTCTTTTCTGGCCACTATCACCATCGGTCTAGCTCAGGTAATATTCATTACCTTGGGAATCCTTATGAGCTTACCTGGCAAGATTATAAGGATACTAGGGGGTTTCACCTTTTTGATACTGACACTTATGATTTGGAGTTCATACCAAATCCAAACATAATGTTTCATCGGATTGTTTATGACGATAAAAAAGAATCTATTACAGAAATTACCGGTAAAGACTTAACCAAATATACCAATACTTACATTAAAGTTGTGGTAATTAATAAAACTAATCCATATCTATTTGACAAGTTTATGGAAAATATTTACAATGTTAATCCAATTGATGTTACGATTGTTGAGGACCATACAGACTTGACAGAAGGTGTAGAAGATGATACAATAGACCAAGCACAAGATACAATGACAATCATTGAACATTTTGTGGATGGAATTAAAGAAGAACATATTAATAACGACAAGCTAAAAACAATAATGAAAGAACTATACGTTGAAGCGTTAAATACAGGACAAGCATGATTATATTTCAAAAACTCCGTTGGAAGAACATTCTTTCTACGGGTAATAGTTTTACTGAACTTGACTTAACCAAATCACCAAACACACTTGTTATTGGTAATAACGGTGCGGGTAAATCCACTATGTTGGATGCTTTATGCTTTGGTCTTTTTGGTAAACCATTTCGTAAAATCAATAAACCAAATTTATTAAACTCTATCAACCAGCAACAAGGCGTAGTTGAGATTGAATTTGCCATTGGTAAGAAAAAATATAAAGTCATTCGTGGTATTAAACCAAATATCTTTGAAGTATATTGTAACGGCGTTTTAGTGGACCAAGATGCGAAAGCTAAAGACTACCAAGACCACTTAGAGAAATTCATTCTCAAAATAAATTTCAAGTCTTTTACGCAAGTAGTCATCTTGGGTTCCGCTTCGTTTATTCCTTTTATGCAATTGTCGCCAGGCGACCGTAGAGCAATTATTGAGGACTTACTCGATATTGGTATCTTCTCGTCAATGAATGGCATTGTTAAAGAGAAGGTGTCAGCCAATAAATCTGAATATTTAAAGACAAAATATGAATTAGACTTGACTGCTGAAAAGATTAAACTTCAAAAAGAAGCCATCGAAGAATCTAAAAAACACAACGAAGAAGAAATTAATAAGAAGAAAAAAGAAAGAATAGAATCTGGCATTCAAGTAACTAAGATAACCAAAGACATCGAGTTGATTCAAAAGCATATTGATGTGTTAAACAAAAAAATTAGTGATAAACTATCAACAGAAAAGAAAGTGAACCAACTGGTTCAATTGGAGTCCAAATTAGAATCTCGATTAAAAAAACTAGACAAGGAGCATAAATTCTATGAAGAAAACAATGACTGTCCAACCTGCAAA